TTCCTTGTAGTGCTTTTCAAAGTCATCCTCGTAATACATATCTACAACTTCTTGGCTGACAGGTGTGCCAACTTCCCAGTTATATTCAGGGTCGTTAGGTTGGCAAAGGTGTCCAACTCCTAAAGTTTTATAGCCTAGACTATCCATATAAATTTCTAACACTTCGCCTTCGTGTCTCTTTATTTCAGCTTTACAAAGTTCTATATCTAATTTATTATTTTTCTTGAAAAACATCTAATCCTAATTCCTCCATCTGTGCTGAGTAAGGTTGTCCTGTAAAAGGGTCAACTCTATCTGCTGGGTTTTCTTTTGTGTAGGGTACATCATCTTTACCTTCTACTAAGCCACCTGTTGAATAATATTGTCTATTATAAAACTCTTCATAAGTACGAGTATATCTTCTATCTTTTGGTCTGTCTTTAATACCTAACCTATATCCAGTTTCTTTATCTATTTCCCTAGCTTTTGCAACAAGTTCATCATAAAGATTACCACCAAAATAAGTTTCTGTTATTCCTTTTGTACCTATTAAAGGAGCTTTTCTAGCTAATGTTTCTGTTAATCCGTATCTTCCTAAAATCAATTGCATTATGTCTGACATAACTGGACCACCTAATCCTGCTGCAGATACATAAGGATTTTTTGTATACTCTATTGAATCACCATATCTTACACCATATTCAAGAGGTCCCATTAATCCTACTCTTTGAAAAGCTTTAACTACATCATCTTTTGAAAAACCTTCTTCAGCTATCCTATCTTTATTTTCTTGATTAGACCTCCAATAGTTTGTAGCAAGAGCCATGTTAGTAGCCATTAAAGCAAATGCACCTAGTTTAGCACCGTTTACTTTTGGATTTACAATAGTGCTTCTTATATAGTTTTTTAATACTGTATTACTAAACACAGCAGGATATCTTAAAAACTGTGTAAATATGTCTACTTTAGGATTAGTCATAAAAATAGGTATTCTAGCCCTATCTCTACCTACTGGCATTATAACTTCGTTTACAAATCTACCAGCTCCTTGTATTACAGACTTATAAAAGTCATCAGCGTATTCTATTTCTCCTGTTAGCACTCCTTCTTTCCTAGCAGGACCAAAAGATGTTTTAGCTCCATCGTTTAACCATCTTAAACCATCTTGTATATCTATACCTAAATCAAATAGTTCACTTTTTAATTTTTGTACGTTTCTAACTTCAGACCTTGTCAATTCTCTAGCAGCAGTTTCATTAAATATATCTATACCTTCTTTAGAAAGCTTGTCAAGTGATTCTAAATTTTCTCTTATTAAACCTTTACCTATATTAAAAGAAGCTAACTGAACAGTTTTTGTCCAAGGTGTTAATATATTAAGTCTAAAAAATCCTCTACCTATTTTTTTAAGTACTTCGTTTTGTAATCCTTCACCAGTTAATCTATTTGTAGATTCTGCAAAAGCTTCATCCATTGCCATAAAAACTTGTTGCATTTCTTTTTGTATATCTGAATCAGACATTTTATGTTTCTTTCTAAGAAGAATAGGTATGTCTTGTACAAATATTTTATGACCTTCTTTTACACCTTTAAGTGCATCTTTAATAGGACCAGAAACAGAAGCACCTGTTTTAGTAAGAGGTATCATAGCTTCTGTCAATGATGAAACTGTAGCAAGTGGTAGATAAGCCATAGCATTTGCAAGTTTTGTTCCATCGTAAATGCCTTGTATTAAACCACTATCAAAATAGTTTACTTGACCAGTTATAGATTCATACAACTTTATTATTTTAGCTTTATCTTTTCTACTAAGACCTCTGCTTTGACCTCTAGCTGTTCTAAGTTCTGCATCCATTGGGTCCAACCATCTTTCTGTAAATTGAGCTACGTTTGATTTATTTTGTATTCCCGGAAGTAAAAAACTTTTTTTATGTTGAATAGTATTAGCTGCATTCATATAATAATTAATAGCAGTATTTAAATCAGTATTTAAAAATTCTTCAAATGCATTATCATCTAAATTTTTAAAAGCTCTTGATTGTGTTAATAAAATAGAATGAGAAGCAAACAATTCATTTTTTTTATTTAACATTTCATCAACAAGTCTTGATGCTTCAGCACTATCTTTTACAATTTTTTCACTTATTAATTTTTGTTCAAAAGCTGGTCTATTATCTTCTATAGCTTTTCTATTCCAACTTCTAGGAAAATAATTAGCTAATCTTCTTTCTTCTGTTATAAGACCAGCATCAATAGCATCATCAAATATCTTACCAAAAAAAGCTTCTAAATCTTTAGCAACTTGTTGAACTTCTTCACTATATTTACTAGGATTATCTCCTCTTAAAAGTCTTATTACTCCTAGTTCATCTGATTCTTTAAATGTTCCTGTTTTTCTAATAGGAGCAGTAGCTTCGTCAAATACCCTATGATATTCTCCTCTAAGATTGTCAAGCATTTCACCATGACCAAGTTCTACTTTTTTTCTTGTTACTGTAGTAAAGCCTCTACTAAAATCTTCTCTCATTAAATTACCAAGCTTTCTAGTAGTTGGAGAAAATTTAGCTTTAGTATCTAGTATAGATGTTGGTGAGCCGAGAGTAACAGCTTTCGTTGCATCTGCAGCTTCTAAAGTTTTATAAAATTTATCAGCTAAAGAACCTTCTTCAGTTTTTAAATACGCATCATCTGAATAAAGCCTATTCATTTTACTGTAATATAAATTAGCTTTTTGTATTCCTCCGCCAACAATTCCACCAGTCAAAACACCAAGAGCTGTAGAGCCTACTAATTCAGGAGTAGAATATAGTTTTCTTAAATCTGTATTTAGTTCTGTTGTTTGTCTAAAATGATTGTCAAGACCTAACCAAGCTCCTGCTTCAACTCCAGCAACTGCAGCAGCTTTTTTTGCAGTTTGTGTACCTTGAGATTTTAAAGCTCCTGTTGCAAGTTGTGTAGGTCCTACAAAATTTTTAGCAACTTGTAATCCTGTAGTAGCTAATCCCTGTCTAGCAGCTAATGAAGTTCCACCTGTAAAAGGAGCAGCAAATGCTGCAACTATTAAAGTTGGGTCAGTTGCTATATCAATACCTGCATCTTTAACCAAACCAGCAAATTGTTTAAGACTACCTACGTCTGCATTATCAAACTCACGTCTTAAATAAGCATAGTCTTGTTTTTGTTGTTCAGTAAATTTACCACTTTGCATGGCTCGACTCATACCAGATGCTAAATTAAAATCTGAATCTCTTAAATATTCAAATACATCATCAGATTTTTCACCAACAGATTCTAAAAATCTTTCAGAGACTTCTAAAAACTTTTCATCTTTTTCTAAATCGTCTAAAGTTTTCTTTTTACCATAAGAAAAGGAACCAAACGTAGGTTGTTGAAAAATGTCGTATTTCATTTATGAGAGTATATTATTTTTTAAATTTTCAAAAAGTTTATTTATAGTTTCATCATCTTTTAAAATGTTAAAATTATTATCTTTATTCATAAACATTCCTGAAACTAAACCACTAGCTTTAAATCTACTTATATTTTCTTCATTCATTAATTTTTGTTCCATAGCTTGTCTAGCTTTTGAATGTAAACTTTTTATACCACCTTCATATCCTAAACCTTGAACTCTAAAAGGAGTTAAACTTATATTTGTATCTAAACCTAAATAGTTGTAAAGTTCATTTCCTTTTATACTTGCTAAATATCCTAAGTCATTTATAGATAACTTTGATAAATCTAACTCATCTACATTTTCTTCCCAATTAGTAAGATAAGTTAATTTTCTACCAAAGTGTGTTTTAATAACACCTTTTTCTTTATACATTTCTGTAATATTAGGTTTTGGGACAATTAGTTCTTGTCCTGATTCTTCTTCTTCTAAATTAGTATCTTTAAAAGCATTATTAACTTTATTAGTTAATTCTAAAATTTCATCTTCTTCTAATTCAAGAGAAGGATTATTTATATTTGCAATAAAAGAATCTCTAACTATTTGTAGTTTTTCTTTATTAGCATTAATATTAGTTAGTTCTTCTACTATTTCTGGTAATTCATCAATTAATGAAACATCAAAAAAACCTTTTATTCCCATAGTGTCTGCTTTAGTCATTCTAATTTCATTAGGGCTATTGTGAACAAAAGTATTTCTTAAAACAAAATTTATAGAAGCTTCTTGAAGGTCAACTTCTGTATATTTATCACTCCAGTTTGGATTATTTTGTTTATAGTAATTTAAAGCATAAGATGAGTTAGCACCTAAAGTCGCTAAAGCATCATTATCACTTAATAAACTTTTATATTGTTTTGCATTTGGTTTTAATTTTAGTCTAATTCTTTGAATATTATTTAATTTATCTTGTTCAGTAGGTTTAAAATCTTGATTAGTTTCTAAAATATCTTTATACCTAACAGCTAAACCTGAACTCATTTTTGTGTCACCTTCTCTATCATAAGCATCCATAAGTTGTAATAATTTAAAAGGATGATTATTTTTAATAAAAGAATCTTTATCAATTTGTTCTTCAAATGTATTTATTAAAGCTTTACCATTAGCTATTTTAATTCCTTCTTTTGTTAAATATCCTTCTGTATCTATATCTCCTTGAACTAATTGCATATAAGCTGTTTGACCAATTTGTT